GAGGAGCTTCAGCAACATCAGTTACTTTCCATATTTCTGGAGTTGAAATAGGATAATGTTTATAAAAAGACTTAAAACTATAGGCGGATTATCTTCATTGTCAAGATATGTTAATATGTTGGCTGGAATTGCTTCATATATTCCTACAACTAATTCTACTGCTATTATTATTCCTGCAAATGCTAGCCCGTACTGGCAAATACAAAATTGGTATAATGGTACAACAATAGGATTTAATGGAAAATATGCAGATCCATCTTCTAATATAACTTATTATTTACAGGGTTCAAGTTTTAGCAGGACTAAAGGATATGTTGGTGCAGCATACGCATTTAGTCCATACATTGGTGTTTGGGCATTTAATGATGCAGTAGGATTTGGAACAAAATATGGAAATCCAACTACACTTCCAGCTGGTCCAGCTAACGACATTCAATTAGACATGGACAATGGATATGTATTTGTAGCACATGATACTTCTCCATATATTTCAGTATACAACTTTACAACATCTGCAGGATTTGGATCAAAAATTGCCAATCCTTCAAGTCTTTCAACAAGCACTGGAAGAAATGTTCAATATAGTAATGAAACTGTATTTTTAGGAACAGCATCTTCTCCATTTATAAATGCATACATATTTAATGGCACATTTGGAACAAAATACTCTAATCCAGCAACATTACCAACATATGGAGGATCCTCTTTAGCTATACACCCTTCTGGTTCCGCTGCTGGAACAGGCGGTCTTTCAGGATTGTATTTATATGCCTGGAATAAGTATTCTGGGTTTGGCACAAAATATGCACAACCATCAAGTAATCCATATGCAGATACAGTTAAATTTTCTTCAACAGGAAACACTGTAGCATTAGCAAGTCAAGGAACTAGTCCATATATACATGCATACCCATTTACAATTGCTTCTGGATTCGGAACAAAATACTCAAATCCAGCAACATTACCACCAGGCTCTAATCAATATTATAATAATTTAGCATTTAGTTATGGTGCGGCAGCGGTGGCTACAGGAACAAATACAACACCATATATTAATGCTTATGTATTTTCAGAAGGAACAGGATTTGGATCAAAATATGCAGATCCAACTACTGTATATACAAGCGGTAGTTTTACTGGCGGAATTAACTTTAACTAAAAATAGAAAAGGAGAAATAAAATGACAGATACACCAATGACACCACTACAAGCAAGACAAGCAGAGGTTGCACAGTATGAAGCTAATATAGCTATGTACCAAGCAATTCTTGCAACATTGCCTACAGAATGGCCAACACGTCTGCTTGATTATCGTAATACAACTGATAAACACGCAGCAATTGCATCAGTTGCTGATATGGCAGATGTAGAGCTATTGTCAAATCTATGGTATGCAGATCAATGCTATGCAGCAATTCGTTCTGAAACTGTAGAAATGAGCAAAGCTAAAGCCATTCTTAATGTACTTCAAGCAATGGCATAATATATATTTAAATATATATTAATGTGTAAAATATAATATAACTATGTCATATCAATTAAAAGTTATAAAAGATAGTCCGATAGGATTTTGGGTGTTAGATGAAACATCTGGAACTACTGCTACGGATATATCTGGATGTGGCAATAATGGAGTATATGAGGGTGGAATAAATAATGTAATTCCACCACTTACTTCTGGTGGCAATTATGGAAATAAAATAACAAATATAAAATATATAACCACTCCAGTATTATATGATTATTATGGATCTACAGCGTCAGGTGGATTTGGAAATAAATATACATCTGACAATGACTTCACATTAGAAGCCTGGATACATACTAATATTTCAACTACTAATTTAACTACTATCTTTGCCGACCCAACAAACAATGTTGGTTTATTTTGGCAAAATGGTAATATTATATTTAAACTAGATTCAGAAACATTAAATTATACCATTCCATATTTTAAAAAAGTTTTGCACATTGTAGCAGTATATTCAGTTTATCAAATGATAATTTATGTAGATGGAAAGGCAGTGGTTTCAAAAAATCTTACGGGCTTTACTTTTACAAATACATCTTTATCCTTACAAATTGGTCCCACAGCACATGCCTCAGATTCATTTATTGTAGATGATCCAGCAGTATATAGGTATGCCTTATCTGCTACTAAAATTTTGAATCATTATAATGACAATGGATTTTTACCACCAATACAAATAGCATATCCAGATAATGGACAGATATTTGAACTTTATGACAATAGCATTAGTTCTCAATATAAATATTCATATCCAGCCGAGAGGTCTTGGGAATATTTTCTAACCGATGATTTATATTATAATAGAGATGATAATGCAATTGAAATAGCATACTCTGAAGATGCAATTTCAAAAACTGTATATTTAACAGATTTAGTTACTATCCCGCTGGGAATTACAATGGACTCTTCTAAAATTGAATGGTATGGAGACAATGGAATTACTGTAGAAACTAGCGTAGACAATTCTACATGGGTTCAATGTATGAATGGACAATCAATTCCTCAGTATAAATTAAATGACTTTGATACCTCAGGTTTTGTTTATTTAAAGATTACCATGTCTACTACAGATAACAGTAAGTATTTACCTAAACTTTATAATTTAACTTTATCTTTTTATAACGACCAAGTAATGTATGCTCAAAATGGCGGAAGCTATATGTCGACATTTGCTGGTTTGGCTGGAATATCAGATCCAGCAATAAGTCTCGGATCTAAAAAATATCCTATTTTATCTAGAGACTATAGAAATGGAATTAGAGTTCCAACAGACTCTGGATTTTATATTAATGCCAATATACCTGTAAAAACTATTGAGTTTTTCTATACCCCAGATGCCCTAACAAATAGCGGACTTATAACCTCAATATCAAATAATGGATATACTGCCTCAAACGTATCTTGGAATGGGGCTGGAGCTATAAGTAAAACCAACGTAAACTCATTATATATAAATGGGGTAAATAAGACATCATCTACAAATGTATCAGATATATTTACAGCAGGAGATTTACATCATGTGGTAATAACGTATTCTCAAGCAATTTCAGGTCCAATTAAATTTAATTATTCTCTGGGTGGCACCGTAGGGTGCCTAATTCAGAATATTGGTCTATATCAAGATCAATTTACAAGCACTCAAATACTAAATCATTATAATTTATATTTAGGTAAATCCTCTGTAGTGGCCCAGGATTCTACTATAACCTTGACAGAAAATTCAGTTCAGGCTTATAATAATGACTGGCTCGTGATACAAAACGTATAATTTTGTCAAAACCCTGGACAAAATATGGACTTTAACCTAAAAGAATGGTAAAATTAATACCTAATGGATATTAAAAGAATTAAGCAGTCGGTAGTAGAAGAAACAACCCTAGGAATTTATGTGTGGGAAATTGATGGTAAATGGGTTGGAGACGATGAAGGAAACTATCTTTCTGTAACCTCTAAAAAAGGAAATAGAGAAAAGATTGAAATGCTTAGAAAAGCCGTTGCCCACTATGGTATAAATAGAGGACAACCAAAGTTTTTGGCGGGACGTAGAAAGATTGATGACGAAGAATTTCAGTATCAGCAACAAAGGTTGAAATGGGGCCTAACTCCAGATCCACTAGATATTGGCGAATACAAAGATCAGGTTAGAGCAGCAAAGGGAGTTAAGTAAATGGAATTTATAAACGACGAAGAAAATTCATCAGATCAAATTTTTATATCCAATGATTCTGATTGGATTAAGTTTAATAAAAAACCAGTTGTAGAAAATGATCCATTTAAAATAGAAGGCGTAGAATTAAAAAAGGTTAATGGATTAAGCCCATCGTTTAAGCGCAAAGTCTCAAGAGATTTACAAAAAAGATTTGTAGGTCAAGATAATACAGCAACACAACAAAACTTATTAGCACAAGCCATTACTGGCTATGCAATGTTTGATCTTATTGAACCACCATATAATCTAGAATACCTTTCAAGAATTTATGAGATATCTCCATACAATTATGCAGCAATTAATGCCAAGGTTGCAAATATTGTTGGACTAGGATATTCATTTGTAGAAACAAGAAAAGCTAATGAGGCACTTGATAACATTACAGATGAAAAACAATTAGAGCGGGCTCGTCGTAAGCTAAATAAACTTCGTCAAGACTTAGAGGCTTGGCTAGAAGAAACAAATGAAGAAGAAACATTTGTTGAAACATTAATTAAGGCTTATGTAGATTTAGAAGCAACAGGAAATGGCTATATTGAAATCGGCAGAACAACTGCTGGAAATATTGGATATATTGGTCATATCCCTGCAAAGACGATGCGAGTACGTAGACTTCGTGACGGCTTTATTCAATTACTTTATGGCAAGGCAGTATTCTTTAGAAACTTTGGAGATCAAGAAACTGAAAATCCAATTGCAGATGGATCAGATCGTCCAAATGAAATTATTCATTTAAAGAAATATACTCCAATGAATAACTATTATGGAATCCCAGATATTATTGCAGCACAAAATGCAATGGCAGGAAATGAATTTGCTGGAAAATATAACTTAGACTACTTTGAAAACAAGGCGGTCCCAAGATATATCATTACAGTTAAAGGTGCTAAGTTAGCTCCAGAGTCAGAGCGTAAATTATTAGAGTTTTTTCAAGTTGGCCTAAAGGGTAAAAATCATAGATCCTTATATGTTCCACTTCCATCTGATAGCCCAGACTCAAAGGTTGAATTTAAGATGGAGCCAATTGAGGCAAATTCTCAAGAGTCTTCATTTAACGTTTATCGTAAATCAAATAGAGATGAAATTCTTTTAGCACACAGAGTTCCAATTAGCAAAATTGGATTACCTGAGGGAGTTAATTTAGCTTCAGCCAGAGACTCAGATAAAATGTTTAAAGAGCAGGTATGTCGTCCAGCTCAGGATATTTTAGAAAAGAAATTAAATAAAATAATTGAAGAAAAGACAGATGTACTATTAATTAAATTTAATGAGCTAACTTTGACCGATGAAGATACTCAATCTAAGATCGATGAGAGATATTTAAGAATGCAGGTAATTACCCCTAATGAAGTTAGAATTAGAAAAGGTATGGTTCCAATTGATGGGGGAGATTCAATTGTTCAATTAAAGCCACAACAGGCTGCCGAACAAACTGCACAAGCCATGAATTCTCGTCAAAGAACTCAGGAGCGGGATGCTAATTCTCCAGATATTTCTGGGGAGGCTAGAAATCCAAAAGGCGAGGGTCGAGTAACCGCTTAATTATTAGGCAACCAGTTATTTGCCTTTTGACGTATACAAGTATAAAATAAAGCATATGAATATTGAAAAATCTAATTGGTCTTCCAATGGCGATAATATTATTTTATCTGTTCCATTCACAAAAGTTAATCGTGAAAAGAGAACAGTTTCTGGATTTGCGACACTAGATAATTTAGATCAAACAGGCGATGTAGTAACAGCAGAAGCAAGCCTTAAAGCTTTTGAAAACTTTAGAGGAAATCTTCGTGAGATGCATCAACCAGTTGCAGTAGGTAAAGTAGTCTCTTTCAAACCAGAGACATTTTATGATCCAGCAACAAAAGAATTTTTTAATGGAGTATATGTAGATGCATATATTTCAAAGGGTGCCCAGGATACATGGGAAAAAGTTTTAGACGGAACACTTCAAGGTTTTTCAATCGGCGGAAAAATTATTGAGTCAGATAACGAAGTAAACAAAGCAACAGGTAAGACAGTTAGATTTATTAAAGATTATGATTTGATGGAGCTATCAATTGTAGACTCTCCAGCAAATGAGTTATGCAACATTCTTTCAATTCAGAAAGTAAACGGACAATTGGTATTTAAAGGAATGGCTGCAGAAGTTGTAACAGAAAATATTTTTTATTGTGCAGATAGTGACTCTGTTTTTATTTCAACAGAGAAGACATATGAATCACCAGTAACTGGTAAACCAGCAGAACTAATCGGTTGGGTAGAAAGTTCAGATGTTAACAAGTCAAAAGAAATAGATAGAATTCTTGCTTCATTTAAGAAGTCAAGATTACCGTTGCCTGCAATACAAACAATTGCAAAACAGGCAAACGCAGAAGGAGGTAATGAAGTGTCAGAAAACACAGAAAACGTAGTTGTAGAAGATGCAGCAGCAGAAGTTGCAGCACCAGAAGCAGCCGTAGAAACTCCAGCAGTTGCAGAAGATGTAGCAGCTGAAGCAGCACCTGCAGAAGATGCAGTTGCAGACGCTTCTGCCGAAACTCTGGAAAAGGCAGCCGACGTATCAGAAGTTGAGGTTGATGAACCTGATTTTGCAAAGATGCTAGGTGACCTAAAAGGCTTTTTCGCAGAAACTTTAACAAAAGCTTCTGAAGCAAACGCTGTTCAGGTTTCAACAATCAAAGAGACTGTTGAGACATTTAGCAAGAGCGTTGAAGGCCGAATTTCAGAATTGGCAGAAAAACATGCAGCATTAAGTAATGCTGTAACAGAAATACGCAACACCATTAACGGTGTAGAAAAGCGTGTCGATGCAGTAGAAAATGAGACTGCAATTAAGAAGTCCTCAGACCTTGGCGGGTCTCAGGAAGCAACAATTAAAAAATCTAAATGGAACGGTTCTTTCCTCGGTTCCGTACAGGAAATTTTCAATTAAAAAAAGGGTAGGTAAAACTATGAGTAATGAAACATTAGAAAAGGCAGTAGCCGCTAATACTTCCGTAACCGCTAACATGACTGGGTCTGCAGTAGCAAACACAGGCGTACATATCGGTTCCGAGGGTGAGGGTGGATTACTTAATCCAGAACAATCAGCTCGTTTTCTAGACTATATGTTCGACGCAACCGTAATTGGTAAAGTTGCACGTACAGTAAGAATGAAATCTGATACAACTGAAATTGATCGCATGTCCGTAGGCGAGAAGCTTATGAAACTTGCGACAGAGGCAGATAACGATGCAACAAACAGTGCAGTATCTTTCTCAAAGATTTCTTTGACAACAAAGAAGTTACGCCTAGATTGGGAACTATCAACAGAGTCTCTAGAAGACAACATTGAGGGTCCAGATCTAGAAGACCACATTGCACGTATGATGGCAACACAAGCAGGAAATGATATTGAAGATGTAGTTCTTAACGGAAATACAGCTCTAACATCAGATGCTTTGTACAAGTCATTTGACGGTGTAGTAAAGAAGGCAAAGACATATGGTCGTGTTGTTGATGCTGGTGGAGCTACAGTAAGTCGTGCTGTATTTAACAGCGCTCTTAAGGCTCTTCCACGTAAGTACAAGCAACGCCGTTCAGATCTTCGCTTCCTAGCAGGATCAAACCTGATTCAGGATTTCCTATATGCTAACAGCATTGGAACAAACCAGACTATTCCACAAGATATTGCTTCAAGCATTATCCGTGGACAAGAGGTTCAACCACTAGGTGGACCTGCAGGATATGTGGCACCATTCGCATTCGGTATTCCGATTGTTGAAGTTCCACTTCTTCCAGAAGCACAAAATGGTGACTACTCAGGACAGAGTGGTAATCACGGAGATATCCACTTGACATTCCCAAATAACGTAGTTATTGGTATCAAGCGTGATGTAACTGTTTACCGATTCTTCTGGCCACGTAAGGACTCTATCGAGTACACAATGTATACTCGTGTAGGCGTTCAAATCGAGCAGGCAGATGCCTGGGTGGTAGTCAAAAATGTAAAAGTGGCAAGCTAATACTTAGCAATCCGCTTTATGATATAATGGGCCTAGGAAACTAGGCCCATTAGTCATTTAGGAAAAATATGAAGAGACATGAATTAAGATCCCGCTGGGTAAAAATGTTATCTAGATGTGAAGATAAAGAAAATATAAGTTATGCTAATTACGGTGGAAAAGGAATTAAAGTTTGTAAAGATTGGCATGATTTTGATAAATTTTATAATTGGTGTATTAGTAATGGAGCTAAACCTAATTTATTTTTAGACAGAATAAATAATAATTCAGACTATAAGCCATCAAACTGTAGATTTGTAACAAGAAAACAAAATAATAATAATAAATCAAACAATACTTACCTGACAGCTTTTGAAGAAACTAAAACTTTAAGCCAATGGATTGATGATAAAAGATGCCATGTAACTAAAAATACTCTTCAAAAAAGACTTAGGCTAGGCTGGCATTCTGAAGACGCCATTTCTATTAAATCTGGCATGGGCGGTAGATCATATAAGCCTAAAAAAGACTCTAAGTTTTACAAAGCATTTGGAGAGTTTAAAACATTGTTTGAGTGGTCTAAAGATAAACGGTGTAAGCCATCATATAAAATGCTATGGCAAAGGGTAGAGATTCATGGATGGAATATTGAAGAGGCCATTACTAAGCCGCTCAAACTATCTAAACCCCTTCCTTTTTAATTCCTTTAATGCTATAATAAATATACTTGAACAAAGGAGATTATTGTGTCATTTGAGACATTAAAGATATCTGAACTAAAAAAAGTAGCCGAAGATTTCGGTGTAAATACAGAAGAATTAAAAAATAAGACGGATATAATTGCTGCACTTTCAGAAGAAGGCGTAACCTGGGCTGTGTATCAAAAAACAATTAAAGATATTGAAGATAATTTAATAGAAGCTCCAGAGCAATTAATTAAATTTGATCCAAAGAAGGAACTATCTGAAGATAGTGTCTTAGTTAAAATGACTAGACCAAACTTTAGATACGACATTTTGGGATTTACTTTTACAAAGGAACACCCATTTGTTGCAATGACTAAAGATCAAGCACAGTCAATTTTTGATAAGGAGGAAGGTTTTAGATTAGCTAATCCAACAGAGGTACAAAGTTTTTATAGCTAATTAAAATCTTAATATGGCAGAGATTTATAGATATTCAGTATCATCAATTAAAACCAAAATTTTTTGGAATGGTGAAATAAAAGATGCAGATGGTACAGTTACAGCTCTGCTATATGATGTATCTGGAGACATAACAGCAAATCCTCCAATAGATCCAACAGTATCAATTGCTAGCTTACCTGCAACTAAACTAGAAACAGATATTGGAACATATCAAATATCTCTACCACAATTTTATACATCACAAAATAAAAAATATAAAATAATTTGGTCATATGCTGTTGGTGGAATTAATGGATCACATACAACATACATAGATGTAGTAACACCATATTGCAGTTTTGAAGAAGTAGTAGAAGACTTACAATTAGGATCAGATCCAAGTGATCCTAATTATAAAACATATCATGAATTACAAATGGCTGAAAAATATGCTAGAAAAACAATCGAAAATTATTGTAATCAATCATTTTATTTATACGATGATATTCAAATAGCATATGGCTCAGGATCAGATTTGCTACCACTACCATTTAAATTAAATACATTACATGAACTATATGGAAATGATATTTTATTAGTAGATAATATTAATGAAATAAATAATTGGACATATGAGCCAGTTATTTCAGAAACAGGTTTTGGACTAAGAGTAGATAGAACAGCAAGTATAGATAATATTGTTTATACAGCAAATGGGCTAGTTCCACCTACAATTAACGATAACGGGGGATTTGGAGCATTCGGTAAAGATGTAAGATATAAAGTGCAGGGTAAGTTTGGCTGGGAAGAAGTTCCAGATAATGTTGAACAAGCGTGCATACAATTAATGGGAGATTATTTTTCTAAAGATAGAATGTGGACCAATAAATATTTAAAGAGCATTCAAACATTTGACTGGCAATTTGAGTATAATTCAGATGCATATCGTGGAACAGGAAACGCATATGCAGATCAACTACTAAATCCATATGTCGTAAATGGAATGGTTGTTATTTAATGCAAGATCTAATCCAGTCCGTTCTACCAATGAAACTGGATGTCTATAGACAATTAGACACACAAGATTCAGATACTGGGGCTATCAAAAAAGAGTGGATGTTTTATAAGACCGTAGACTGCCATGCCAAAGGCGTTATAAGTAACTCAGCAACTACAAGAAGTAGCGATAAACAAATATTTAATAATAAATATGTTAATGATCAAATTATTCAAATTAGAACGGAAGATAGGCTAACCCCACGGGAAAAGGTTACCAATATCCGTGATATGAGCAATAACTATATATGGGTAGAGTTAGACTTTCCAACAGAGACCCCAACCGTATTCGAGGTAATGGGAACAACCCCAATAACAGACCCGTTTGGCAGAGTTGTTGGATATAACTCATCTATGAAGAGATCGGAGAACCAACAAATTGGACTCTAGTGCTATGCTATTAACAGCAGCCTCAGGCCTTGAAAGACTTATGATAGGAAAGGCTAGCGATGGCATTTTAAAAGATAGTAATGTGGCTCAAATCTCAGCAGCCTTATATTACCAATCTAACGTAATTGCTAAATTAACTACAAATAATGCATTTAAAAATAAATTTAAAAAAACCATATATACTCAAATAAATAAAGATTTTGGTGAGTATATGGATGCCCAAGCCAGATCAAAGCCTAGAAGTTTACACCATGTTTATGAGTGGAAAAAGGTTGGAAGCCCTCAAGCACGATTATTCAAATTGAATATGATAGACACAACAGGTATTTCTTTTAAAATAGACTTTGAATTTATACCATCTAAATCTACCGTTCCAGCCTCAAAAAGTAGACGTAGACACGTATTTGCCAGTAAGGCGTCTGTGATGGAGGCTGGAATGCCCCTAACAATTGCTCCAAGGGCCGCAGAGCGCCTAGTATTTGAAACTGATACTGGAACAGTCTTTATGCCCAAAGGGGCCTCAGTGACCGTTAAAAGGCCAGGAGGACCTGGGGTAAAAAATCAATTTACCCTACATTACAGTAGATGGTTTAGTGGCAATTTAGTAAATCTATCAATTAAAAGATCTGGGTTTCAGCAAATATTTAATTCAGCAATGTCTAAATCCCTGAGATTACCATCTCCAATTAAAAGAATTCAATATTCATTTTCTCCAAATTCAATTCGGCAAATGGCCGATGCAGCAGTAGAATCAGCATTTGGAGGGTCAATGGTATGACAGCTAATTATAAATTAGACGCAATGTTGGAGTTAAGAAAATTCCTATGGAATAAATTGGTGGCAGCATCTATATTTGATGATACAGAATATTATAGTGATAATATTGGAGATACCATTATTCCAATTATTCCAGTACAACAGTCTGCAGAGATGAATCAATTTTTGAGCGGAAAAAAGCATATTGTTTATGACAAGATAGGTATGTCTTATGAGGATAACTGGCTAATATGCTGTGAGCAAATCCTATTTACCATATATTCAACAGACGTATCAGAGATAAATGAGATCAGAAACTTTATGACTGATCAATTTAGAAGGATGGATGATTCAGCTAAAGACGTAAACGGCTTTGCTACCCTATCTAACAAGTTTAAATTTCATAGCATTTTTATAGCCGATATATCCCCAACTGCCCCATCAGAGGAGCTACAAGGATTCTTATCAGCAGATGTAATATTAGAGGTTAAATATTCTCGTATTACAGATAACGTTGGCCGATTCTCATAATTTGCCTTATGGCCCAAAATGGCCTATTATTGGACATGAGGAAAGAAAAGCCTAGCCAGCTTAGATTTTTTAAATATATATATATTTAATATAGGAGGAAAATAAACTATGGCACAATCCGTAGGTAATGCTAAAAACATTCTCGTTGGTGCATCCCCATTGTTCTTGTCAACTATTGATATTAACGATTCAGATTACATTTCTAATGCCGAACCAGGCGTAGCAATTTCTGCAGGTGCAGGAAACGTATCAGTTCCAGCTTTTTCAACAAACGTATCATATACAACATCACTGAACAATGTTAATCAAGAGGCTGGAAAATTTGGATACCGTAACGTTGGTTTTACTAACAATGGTCTTCAAATTACATACAACCCAACATACGATTCAGTAACCGTAGATCAGTTACTTGACACAGCTAAGCTGTTCAAGTCTGCTATGGAGGTAATGATTGCAACAGAAATGTCAGAAGGTACTTTAGAAAATATTGTAACCGTATTCGGACAGAGTGCATCATCACTATCAACATCAGGAACTGGAGATACTAAGAAAGACGTACTTGGTCTTCAAGCAGGTTCTTTAGGAGCAGCTCCAACAGAGCGTCAATTGATCGCAGTTGGTCAAGCCCCTACAGCTTCTTCTACAAGCTCTGAGCGTATTTATTATGCACGTCGAGTATTGTCTGTACAACAGTCACAATTCTCACTTGCTCGCACTACTCCAACCACATTCCCAGTAACTTTCCGTCTTCTACCAGATGCTAACTATTCTGGCTCAGAATACGGCAAGATTATTGACCGTGTACTAGTAGCATAATAATTTAATTTATTAATAGATACCCCCAAGAAATTGGGGGTTTTCTATTTGTGTTAGTAATACGGTTTTGTTATAATAATTAAGACTATCCAAGGAGGATATAAATTGGCTACAACCATATATAATGTAGAAGAAATAGAGCTTCAAAATGGAGCTAAGGTTAAATTAAAACCATTGACAATCAAGGAACTTAGAAAGTTCATGACTGCAATTCAAAAGACTGCTGAGTCAAAAACAGAAAATGAAACATTAACAATCCTTATTGATGCCTGTGCAGTGGCATTAGAAAAACAACTACCAGATTTGGTAAAAGATAGAGATGCATTAGAAGATGCTCTTGACGTCCCCACAATCAATCGCATACTTGAAGTATGTGGTGGGATTAAGATGGACGACCCAAACCTTCTAGCGGCAGCGGTTCTGGCTGGTCAGAACTAGATTTAGCCGCTTTATTAGGAGAAGTTTTTCTTTTAGGTAATTGGAAAAATTACGAAGAACTAGAAGAAAGTCTTTCAATGCCAGAGTTAATACAAACTTTTAAGTCGATGCAGAAAACTGAAGAAGAGAAAAGAAAATTCTTAGCTTCATTACAAGGCATTAACTTAGAAGAAGATAAAACAGAAGGTCCGACCTTTGAAGATATAAAAAGAAGGGCGCTAGGCATAAATGCTAGTGGAGACGATGTACTGTCACTACAAGGCCCATTTGCCCAAGAGTCTGGATTTGGAATCGGAGCAGGATTAGGATACTCTAAGGAGTAAAATATAATAAATGGCTGACGAAAATATAGTCACGAATATAGTCGCTAAAGCCGACTTTTCAAATCTTATTGCAGATCTTAATAAGGTTTCATTTTCGTTAACTAAACTACAAGATCAACTAGTAGCTTCCAACAAAATGTTGGCAGCTCAAGTTGGTGTAATGAATAGATCATTTGC